TATGAACATACTAACCATAGATTTCGAAACATATTATAGCCGTGACTTTAGCTTAACCAAGTCCACGACGGAAGAGTATGTGCGGGATGATAGGTTTGAAGTAATCGGAGTTGCCGTGCAAGTCAATGACGGCGAGCCTCAATGGTTTAGTGGAACGCATGACGAGATTTCTGAGTTCTTGTATAAGTTTGATTGGTGTCATTCTTTTGCTCTCGCCCACAACGCTATGTTTGACTCTGCTATTCTTACTTGGCGGTTTGGTATTAAACCGATGGCTTGGCTTGACACGCTTAGCATGGCTCGTGCAACAGATGGTTTGGAAGCTGGAAATAGTTTAGCTAAATTAGCTACACGCTACAACCTAGGCGTTAAAGGTACTGAGGTAGTCGATGCTATGGGTAGAAGGCGAACGGACTTTAGACCCGAATGGCTTGCTAAGTATGGCGAGTATTGCAAGAACGATGTTAAGTTAACTTACGACTTATTTCATGTGCTGGTACAACGCTTTTCTAGGTCGGAGCTCGAGCTCATTAGCCTTACGATTAAGATGTTTTCCGAACCAGTTCTCCAGCTAGACACGCCTTTGCTTGAGCAACACCTGATGCAAGTTCAAGCCCGAAAAGAAAAACTATTGGCTCAATGTGTTGCTAACAAAGAAACACTAATGTCAAACCCCAAGCTAGCTGAATTGCTTATAAAGATGGGGGTAGAGCCACCGATGAAGGAGAGCCCTGCAAATGGAAAGCTTACCTACGCTTTTGCCAAGAATGATGAAGAGTTTAAAGCTCTTTCGGATCACCCTGATGAAAGGGTTCAAGCCATCATTGCCGCACGACTCGGAACTAAAAGCACCCTTGAAGAAACCCGCACGCAAAGATTCATTAACATATCGCTACGGGGCAAGATGCCTGTTCCTCTTAGGTATTACGCTGCTCATACTGGACGCTGGGGAGGTGACGACAAGCTTAATCTTCAAAACCTTCCAAGAAAATCTCTTCTTAAGGATTCTATTATTGCCCCTAAAGGGTATGTTTTAATCGACGCCGACTCCTCTCAGATTGAGGCTAGAATCGTTGCATGGCTAAGTGGACAGCATGATCTCGTGGATGCTTTTGAAAGGAAAGAAGATGTGTACAAAATCATGGCGTCGGCAATTTACGGAAAAGAAGAAAAGGAAATTGACGCAGGCGAACGCTTTGTTGGTAAAACGACGATTCTCGGAGCGGGCTATGGTATGGGACATACAAAGTTCGGCATCCAACTCAAAACTTTTGGCGTGGAAATTGCGGATGAGGAAGCATCTCGTATCATCTCAGTCTACCGACAAACCTACCCCCACATACCCCGACTGTGGAAAGAAGCTAATAGTGCGCTTGAAGCCCTCAGAACTCAAAGGACGACAGCAGTTGGGCATCAGCCGCAAGCCCTATCGGTTACGGAGTCAGGTTTTCTATTACCTAGCGGGTTATACCTAAACTATAAAGATTTGCAAGAAGACGAAGATGGTTATACCTACGCTAGCCGTCGTGGTCGCATTAAAATCTACGGCGGTAAAGTTGTGGAGAATGTGTGTCAGGCGTTGGCTCGTTGTGTAATTGGTGAGCAGATGCTAAAGATTAGTAGGAAGTACAAGGTCGCCTTAACCGTACATGATGCGGTGATGGCTGTGGTTAAGGAAGAAGAGAAGGACGAGGCATTAGCTTACATAGAGGAGTGCATGAATTACCGGCCGTCCTGGGCATTAACTCTCCCCCTTGCTTGCGAAATAGGTGTTGGTAAATCTTACGGAGAATGTTGATGATTGAAACTTTAATTAAGCCGCAGTCTTTGGATAACGATGTTGCAGTTATGAAGATAATGCAGTTGATGGGGCAGCTAACCCCTAACGATATTGAGTATGTTTTAAAAGCAACTAAACAAGTTTATGACGCTGTTCAACTAGCAACCAAGGAGCAATAAGATGGCATTAAAACCAAAAGACATAAGTTCTAAGCATGTTGACGGGTGCGGTATTAGTATAGAAATTATTAAGGAGAACAAAGATGGCTCAGCCGACGCTAAAGTTACGTTTAGTAAACAAGGACTACAAACGCTCGTGCAGTGGGGTGTTGTTGCTCTGCTTACCGCAGCAATTGATGAGTATCGAGTTAAGCCCGAGAAAAGTAGCAAAGTCGCTACTAAGCGCACTAGAGCAGCCATCAAGAAAGCGAGTAAAAAATGACAGGTAAAATACTACCCTTCACAGGCGAGACGACTGAAGACATTAACGCCGACACCGTATTAGAAAACAATATGGGCGAGTACGAGTGCGTTGTTATTGTTGGCTACACTAAGATGGGCGCAGAGCGGTTAGTTTCTAGCACAGGAGACTCTGCTCTTATGGTGTGGTTACTAGAACGGGCTAAGAAAACAATACTTGAACACGCTGACTTGGATGATGAGGAATGGGAACATTGATAGATTACGCTGAGTTCTTATTAGATATACGGAAAAACCTAAAAGACTTCGAAGATAATATGCTAAAAAGAAATTTTAAAGAAGCCCAACTACATGCTGAGTCTGCATTGGTTGAAGCCCGACTGTTGTGCCTGATAGCTAAAGAAAAGTCCGAATGAAACCTGTAACTTGGTCGTACTCGTCACTTGGATTATTTCAACAATGCCCTAGAAAATATTATCACCTAAGGGTAATCAAGGATATACAAGAGCCTGAGACGGAAGCTATTATGTTTGGCAAGGAAGTGCATAAAGCTGCTGAGGATTACATCGGGCAAGGAGTACCAATCCCTGCGAAATATAAGTTTATCGAGCCAGTTCTCAAGATACTAGAGAATATACAGGGAGAAAAATTTGTTGAGCACCGCATGGGTTTGACCAAGGATTTAGAAGCATGTGGGTTTTTTGATAAAGACGTTTGGTTTAGGGGTGTAGCTGATTTGTTAATTATTGACGAAGATTCTGCTCATGTGGTTGATTACAAGACGGGCAAGTCAAGTAAATACGCCGACACTAAACAGTTAGAGCTTATGGCACTAGCAATATTTAAGCACTTCCCTAAAGTACAGAAAGTAAAGGCGGGGCTAGCGTTTGTTGTGTGTGATGATTTTGTTAAGGCTAAGTATTCCGCAGAAGATGCTCCATTATTTTGGATGCGTTGGATAGAAGAAACTAACCGTTTAGAGGCAGCACATAAAACAGGGGTATGGAATCCCAAACCAAACTTTACTTGCAGAGGTTATTGCAAGGTATTAACTTGTGAGCATAACGGGAAAGGGCAGTACAGATGAATGACGAAGACTTGAGGGATTGCTTTGCAATGTTTGCTTTGCTAGGTATTGTATTTGCGCACAAAGGAGAAGATTCAGAATCAGCTTCATTGACCGCTTATGAGTACGCAGATGCTATGTTAAGAGCACGGAACAAAGAGCCCGAACAGGAAGTTGGCATAGTTGCGGCTAAGCCTAGGAGGAAGAAGGGTGCGTAAAGAAAAGTATATTAACGAAGATATACCGGAAACAAAAGATAAAGATTTGTTTGACATGACGCAAGAGGAAGTGGCGCAAGTATTAAATTCAAGAAGAGAATATATATCTGTTGTTGAGAAGAGAGCTATGCAAAAGTTTAAAGCTGCTCTTAAAGAAAAAGGTATTACTTTTGAAGATTTGGTGGAGAAAAATGATCGACCCAGTTAACCATCCAGTTCACTACACCGACCACCCATCGGGTATAGAGTGCATTCAGATCACCGAACATATGAACTTTAATCTTGGTAATGCTATTAAGTATGTATGGCGTGCTGGATTAAAGGGTAAGCATTTAGAAGACCTAAAAAAAGCAGTATGGTATATCAACCGTGAAATTGCTAGATTGGAGAAACAAAATGGATAAGATAACGCCTTACAACCCTGACTGGTATCCGCCTTGTTTTGAAAGCAAGCAACACCATAAAGACTACATGTGGCAGTCGTACAGGACTAATCAACCGCACGACCCCTTAAACTATTGCTTAGACTGCACCCGTGAGTACAAGATAAAAATGCTTGAGCAAAAGAAGTGCGAACATCCTGAGACTATTTTTGTGGTGTGGAGAAGTTCGCATAAAAAAGATATGCCAACAGGGGGAGTTTTAGACACACCAGACATTCTTGGCATATCAAATAACAGTAGATTTTGGGACAACCCAGAGTACGATTACGTTCCCGGCAAACCAAAGGAGCCGACCCCATGTCTTTAGAACCTATTCCATTTGCAGGTATAGTAGAAACTGACCCAGAAATAGCTTATTTGGACGCTATTGTTGCGGAAATGTATGGTAAAAATCCCGAAAATGTGCCAAAATACATAGTATTAGGAGACGGAAGTCTCTACATATTCCATAAAGAGGAAGACCGCTATGCCTTATGTGAACAAACCACGCCCATACAAGAAGGAATACCAACAGCAGCAGGAGCGGGGGGAACAGCCCGCCCGCAATGCTCGGGAGAGAGCACGCTATGCGATGGACAAGAAGGGCGTAGACAGAGCGGGGAAGGATATTGACCATGTTATCCCTCTTTCAAAAGGCGGCACAAACGCCCCCAGCAACCTTAAACTTAAATCAAAAAGTGCCAACAGGTCTTTTAGCCGAAACTCAGACCACACCGTTAAGCGAAATAAACCTAAGAATGGAAAAGCCTAAAGCATATTCATGGCCTGGGGTTTACCCACCCATGAAGCATCAAAAAGAAACGGCAATATTCTTAGCAACAAACCAAAGAGCTTTTTGTTTTAATGAACAAGGCACAGGCAAAACTGCATCAGCTATATGGGCAGCAGATTGTTTATTAGAACAAGAAGTAATCAACAGGGTTTTAATCATATGCCCCTTGTCAATTATGCAGTCAGCATGGCAAGCGGATTTGTTCAAGTTTGCCGTTCACCGTAAAGTAGCCATAGCATACGGCGATAGACTCAAGCGCAAAGCTATCATAGAAAGCGATGCTGAGTTTGTTGTTATCAATTATGACGGGGTTGAAATCGTCGCCGACAGCATTGCGAGTGGCGGCTTTGACCTAATCGTGATTGACGAAGCTAACGCATACAAGACGCCGACTACACAGCGATGGAAGACTCTCCATAAGCTAATAACACCAAGCACATGGCTGTGGATGATGACTGGAACACCAGCAGCTCAAAGTCCGACCGATGCCTACGGCTTAGCCAAGATGTGCGTGCCTGATAATGTGCCAAGATTCTTTGGGGCTTTTAGAGATCAGACCATGATTAACATTAGCAAGTTTAAGTGGATGCCAAAACCAACCGCAAGCGAAGTAGTTTATCGGGCGTTACAACCTGCTATTCGCTTTACTAAAAAAGAATGCTTAGACCTGCCGGACGTTACCCATGTATACAGAGACGCACCACTCACACCCCAACAAGAAAAATTCTACAGACTCCTCAAGAAAGAAATGCTCATGGTGGCTGCGGGGGAGGAGGTCAGTACCGTCAACGCTGCCGTCAACATTAATAAATTATTGCAGATTTCTGGTGGGGCTGTCTATTCTGATACCGGCGCTGTTATTGAGTTTGATGTATCTAACCGCCTTAAAGTTATCGAAGAAGTTATAAACGAGTCAAGCCAAAAAGTCCTTGTGTTTGTACCGTTTACTCATACAATAGAGTTACTCAGTGAGCATTTGAGAGGGGTAGGTATTGTCTGCGATATCATAAATGGGGCCGTTCCCGTCAATAAACGGACGGAGATATTTAAAAGATTTCAAGAGACACCATATCCTAAGGTCTTGATTATTCAGCCACAATCTGCGGCACACGGGGTTACCCTAACTGCAGCCGATACAATCATTTGGTATGCACCCGTTACATCAATCGAAACATATTTGCAAGCCAATGCTCGTATTGATCGACAAGGGCAAAAGAACCCGATGACAATCGTGCATATTAAGGGTTCTCCCGTAGAGACAAGACTCTACGCTATGCTGCAAAATAAACTGGACGTTCATGATAAACTAATTGACTTATACAAAAATGAAGTTGAAGAAGATACTTGACAAACTAAAATATTAGTAGTAATATTATTTAACGAACAAAGATTCGTAAACATAAAGAAAGGAAGGTATGTCAGATATAACAGTCGATCAAATCGTCGAAGTCTATATAAAGATTAGAGACGCAAGAGACGAAGCTAGGAAAGAAGCCGACAGGATTGAAGCCGACTTTGAATCTCAGCTAGAAGTTCTTGAGCAACAAATGCTTGATGTATGCAAAAACACTGGGGCTACAAGTCTTAAAACCCCACACGGTACAGTTATACAGTCTGTTAAAAAACGTTACTGGACTAATGATTGGGAAAAGTTTTACGCTTTTATGTTTGAGCATAACATTCCTGAGTTATTAGAAAGACGTATACATCAAACAAATATTAAGCAGTTTTTAGAAGAGAACCCCGATATGCTTCCGCTCGGGTTAAATGTGGAAGCAGAGCATTCAATAACAGTAAGGAGAAGCAAATGAGTGAAATCACTCTTTTTAATCAAGATTTACCCGACTACCTAAAAAACGTACAGTTAGATGAAGTAACTAAAGCGTTGGTAGGCAACAACAGCAGCAAGCGTATCTCACTACGGGGCGGCAAATTCCGTATGGTTGTAAATGGGGAAGAAGTATTAACAAGTAATAGCGATGCGTTAAATGTAGTTATTGTGAACGCAGCAAAAGACGTTTCGAGGACATTTTATGCTAAAGTTTATAACCCGAAAGAAGATGCTACACCTCCAGATTGCTGGTCTAATAATGGTGTTACACCTGACGCAACAGTGGAAGCGCCTCAGCACCACAACTGCACAGAATGTCCGCAAAACGTTAAGGGATCCGGTGCTGGTGGAGGGCGTGCTTGTCGTCATTTCCGCCGGGTTGCTGTTGCTCTTGCTGACGATATTGGTGGAGATGTTTATCAGTTACAACTTGCATCTAAGTCTATTTTCGGTAAAGGGGATCTAACCCACATGCCGTTTGAGCAGTATGTTAAGTATGTTGGCTCACAAGGCTATAACTTAAATACGCTTACTACTGAAATGCGTTTTGACTCCGACAGCGATACTGCTAAGTTGTTCTTTAAACCGTTGAAGTTCTTGTCTAAAGAGCAGTGGGAAGTTGCTAAGCGCCAAGGCGAAACTCCAGCAGCTAAACGGGCAATCGAGTTTACATTTAACAAAACTGACAAAGCACCAGCGTTAGCAGCACCAAAGCAAGCTGCGGCAGTTGAAGTTGAAGAGCCAAAGAAACGCCCTGAGAAAAAGGCTGCAGAACCTACGCCCAAAAAAGACTTAGCAGCCATTATGGGTAGTTGGGGTCAAGAGAACGTATGAGTCTAAGAGGCTATAGCTATCGTCTTGTAAAGGCAAACAAAGCTGCCGACTCTAAGCATATTGGAGTGAAGTTAGGCAGATACTGTATTGCTCTTGATATTCCCGTTGCGCAGATTGCCGAGAAGTTTGGTGTATCTCGAATGACTGTTTACAACTGGTTTACAGGTACCGTGACCCCGCACAAGACTACGGCTACTGAGATAGAGAAGCTATTAGCTAAATAGTTTACCCCCGGGGCAGCTAGTTTGACGGAACGAAAAGGGGGATGCCGACCCCCCTGCTGCCCTTCCTTTCTTCGGATTTTGAGGTGATATGGCAACGACAGATTTATTAAATGCAGTGCTCCCCCCAGAAGGGTGGTATTGCATTGTCGGTTTGAATCAAGAGGGGCGACCGAGGCAGACCTTTGTTAAGACGGCGGCAGAAGCTGACGTTGAAATAGCAAATCTGTTGCTGGAAAAATATGATGTTTACTTTGCTTGCGCCAAATATGAAAACGACGAAGATGGTCGCACGCAAAAGAACAGCGCATACTTTAAATCTTTTTGGTTAGATATTGATTGTGGCATTGACAAGGATTTAGCTGGCAAAGGTTATATAGACCAAGCCACCGGTTTAACAGAACTCAAAAAGTTTTGTGAAGCCATACTGCTACCGCTACCAACAATAGTAAATTCGGGTCGTGGTATCCATGCTTATTGGAGATTGGCAGAGACAATTAGTCGTGCCGAATGGAAGCCCGTCGCCGACCGCCTTAAAGCTTTGTGCGAAGAGCATAACTTTAGGGGTGACCCATCACGCACCGCAGAGAGCGCATCAATCCTACGAGTGCCTGAGACGCTTAACTTTAAGCAAGACCCGCCGCTACCTGTAAGTATTATTCACATCGCACCTGAGACACCATACGAGGATATAAAAGCCGCCATTGGAGTCTTGATTGCCCCTGACTATATCCCACGTCAGTTAAGTGCTATGACCCAAGCTGCGATGAGCAATCGTCAAAGTAGGTTTAAGACTATCTTGATGAAGACTACAGAAGGCAAGGGATGCCCACAGTTAGAAAACATTGCGATTAACCAAGCAGATATAGAGGAGCCATTATGGAGAGCAGGACTATCTATTGCCGCCCATTGTGTGGATGCAGATGAAGCAATACACATTATCTCGAGTAACCACCCACAATACTCGGCGCAGGAAACTGAGAGAAAGGCACTCTCGACAAAAGGCCCTTACACCTGTGCAACCTTTGAAAAACTTAACCCATCGGGGTGTGCGGAATGCCCGCATAAGGGCTCGATATCGTCTCCGATATTGCTCGGTTCTGAAATTGCCGCCGCTCCCAAGGATGCTCCTATCATTGAAGAAACACCTCAAGGTACAACGGAGACTTATCATGTTCCAGAGTTTCCTTTCCCGTACTTTAGAGGCAAAAACGGTGGGGTTTACAGACAACCTATAGATGAGGACGACGGCGCCGACTTAATATATGAACACGATTTGTATATTGTGAAGCGTCTGTATGATCCTGCTAAAGGCGAGTCGGTTTGGATTAGGGCACATTTCCCCCAAGACGGAGTAAAAGAATTTGCGCTGCCAGCTACTGAGCTAATGGCGCTAGATAAACTAAAAGAAAAGCTTGGCTTTCATAGCATATACGGGCCTAAGAAGCAGATGGAAAACGTCATGTCTTACTTAATTACCGCAGCTAAAGAACTCCAGCATAAACAAAGGACAGAAATTATGCGTACACAATTTGGTTGGACTGAGGATAACAAAGCGTTTATCCTTGGTGATAGAGAGATTACAGCAGGTGGCGACACTTACAGCCCGCCGTCAACTTCAACAGGAAACTTAGCTACCTGGATGGACCCAAAAGGTTCTTTAGAAGAATGGCAGGAAGTCGCTAACGTATACAACCAAGAAGGGTTTGAGCCGCATGCGTTTGGGTTTTTTACAGCCTTTGGCTCACCACTGCTCAAGCATTTAAACCTGCGTGGTGCAATCATTAACTTGGTACACAACACATCGGGCACAGGTAAGTCCACACTTCTTAAAATGTGCAACAGCGTATACGGTCATCCTGACGAGTTAATGCTCCAATGGAA